ATGGCGATAGTGCTGAGATGAAATCTATCGAGGAGCTCTGTCAAGATGGCTGGTACGTCGAGCCGGCTATGAAAGGTCCAGGCTCAGTAAACGCCGGGATCGACTTACTCCAGGGTCTCGAGGTGTTTTATACCGAGTCGAGCTCTAATATCGATACCGAGCGACAAAACTATAAATGGAGACTCGATCGTAATAAGCTCCCGACTGGTAATCCGGAGGATAAATGGAATCACTTGATGGATTGTTGCCGCTATGTAGTGATATCGGGACGTTCCCAATCGTTTGCCGGTTTTGCTGGGTAACAACACAATGGATATGATACAATAAGGTATGTCAAAAAAACCAGAGCAATACTTTAAAGGGAAAAGATATCTTCTACATAATGGAGAAAAGTACTTTAGTCGAGGTACTAAGAGAATGCATCGTGATGTATATGAATATTATAATGGTTTACCTCCTAAAGGTATGCACGTTCACCATATTGACGGTGATAGTTTAAATAATGATATAAAAAATCTTGAACTAAAAAATCCAGCAAATCATCTTAAGGCTCATATGACTCAGGAAAGACGAGACCGAGCAAGAATACATATGCTTAATATCAGTCCACTAGCTAAGGCATGGCATAAATCTAAAGAGGGTAGAGAATGGCATAAAGAAAACGGCAAAAAATGTTGGGAAAATAAAATCTTTAAAGATAGAGTATGCGCACACTGTAAAAAAATATATTCTACAAAAACTTTTGATTCAAGAGCTCGATTTTGTCATTTAAATTGTAAAATGAAAGCTAGGACAAGACGACTGAAAGGTCTGGCAGAAGATTATATCTTTTAAGAGTGTGATATCATGTAAACATATGAAAGAAGAAACAATAGACTTTAAAAAGCTCTTGCCTAATGGTCAATTAGTAGATCGAGACTATATAACTCTGGAAGAAATATGTCCGTCACTAAAACCCACACTGGAAGCGGTTACTAAAATTAAATTATGAACACTAAAAAAGCTAAAAAGCTCCGGCAATATACACGCCGGGAGGTACGTACAAGTCTAGGCGAGGGGATGTCAGTGTTATCAGAAATCGTCCGTCCTCGACCGAGATGGATCTCTAAGCGGATATGGATCTGGGCGTACGCTCCCCTTTTTCCTAAGCAATACCGAGCAATGATATACAAGTACCTCGACTAACGTGCTATTATTTTGGTATATGAGTTTATTCAAAGATATTGCCGGGATGTTTTCCAGTCAAAAGTACATCGGTCTCCTTTCCGGTAACTTACCATCGTCAACTCGATGGGGTGCTAGTGATTATCTCAAGGCTGTTGATATCAGTTTGTATACTGATCGAGCTATTTCTAAGCGAGCTGAAAAAGTGGGAGAGGTGGAGTGGATCGTAAAAGATAAACTCGGTGAGCCGATCCTCGGTCATCAAGTGCTCGACGTGCTCAATTTTCCTAATGACTATTACTCAGCTCCTCAGTTTTGGGGTCTCTACCAAAAGTATTACGACGTCATCGGTACGGCGTACATCGTCAAGGATATCGGGCGTGAGTTATTCGAGTCGACTCGAGTAAAGAAACTCCATCTCTTACGACCAGATATGGTCAAGCCTATTTATGCTAAAGACAACTCGTATATCGATCACTACGAGTACCGTACTAATAACGGGACCATCCGATATGAGGCTGAGCAAATCGTAATGATCTTTAATCCGGATATCTCTAATCCGCTCCAGGGTCGGTCGCTCCTTAAGTCTGGTATCCAGACAATCCAAACGGAAGTCCAGATCAGTGCGTACCATTCTCGAGTACTAGAGAACGGAGGTAAGGTCGAGGGAGTGTTTAAGTTTAAGACTCCTCGTCTGACTCAAGAGCAACTCCAGCAACTTAAAGACGATTACGCTAAAGAGTACGCTGATGCTCGGAAAGCTGGGACTCCCCTCTTTTTAGGTGGCGACTCTGATTACATTCGTACCGGTCTCACTCCGGACGAGCTGTCTTACCTTGACGCTAAAAAAATGACGCTCGAGGATATCATCATTATGACTGGAGTGCCTAAGCCTCTCCTTGGATCTTTTGATGATATCCAGTTTAGTAATGCGGATGCGGCGATCCGGATCTTTTTACGTGAGACTATTAAGCCGTTACTCGGAAATCTAGCGACGGCTCTTGATCGTACTATGGTCGCTGAGGGAGAGCGTCTGACGTTTGTCGATCCTACTCCAGAAAATCTCGAGGATAAAATTAAAGAGACTGAGAGTGGTATTAAAAATTACTTTATGACTATCAATGAGGCTCGAGCTCGTCATGGTTTCGAGGAGCTCCCAGACGGAGACGTAATCATGGTGCCGTTTAACATGATGCCGCTCGGTACTGATCTCAAGGCTAAAGCTGATGATACTCAAAAGAGAATCAAGTCCACTAAAGAAATCCTCCATCCTCTCCGGGATGAGGCGGTGCGTAAAAAGTACGGCGAGACTAAAGCTAAAAAAGAGGACAGTCAGATTGTCGGATTTAATGAGACTGTCAAATCTTATATGGAGGCTCAGCGTGATCGACTGATTAAGACTATTGATACTCGTAAGAGTTTTAAGACTAAGACTCTCCTTGATGATACGTTTAATATCGAGCTCGAGACTAAACTCGCTAAGGCGTCATTTTTACCGACGCTCGCTAGTTTACTAGCTGAGGCTGGAGATGAGGCTATGGCTCTCGCTGGATCATCTTTTGCTTTCAACGTGACGGCAAGTATTACAACCTGGATGGATAAACGCCTGGACGATGCTGGTCTGTCTATCAATACAACAACTCATAAGCAACTCGCTAAGCAATTCGAGGAAAGTTTTGCGGCTGGAGAAACTCGAGACCAACTGATCGGACGGATCGAGGCAACGTATGAGGGTATCAGTACTGGACGAGCGGCGTCGATTGCTCGGACTGAGGTACATAACGCTAATCAGTTTGGAACGATGGAGGGATACAAACAGGGTAATCTCCCGATTAAGATATGGGTGTCAGTCACTGACGCTAATACTCGAGGTAACGATCCAGATGATATCGCTAATCATCTGGAGATGGATGGTGAGGAGGTACCGCTCGAGATGCCTTTTAGCAATGGTCTGATGTATCCCGGCGACTCAAGAGGATCAGCGGCTGAGACGATAAATTGTAGGTGCCAAATATAATCGTATGGTATTATTAAAGATATAAATTATTAAGCGTATGCCTAGAATCAAATCCGGACAAAAATCACTCACCTCATTTCCAGTCGAAATCAAGGAGATCAATAAAGAGAAGTACACGCTTACAATGGTAGCGTCGTCTCAAGATGTCGACCGTCACGGCGATACTATCCTCCAGGACGGATGGGATCTTAAGCACTTTAAGAAAAATCCAGTCATCCTCAACTCGCACAATTATAACGATGCGACTGAGGTTATCGCTCGAGCGACTAAGACCTGGATCGAGGGTAAGGGTAAAAAATCTAAGATGCTCCAGACGTGGGAGTTTGCGGTTGACGCTAATCCGAAAGCTAAAATCATTTTTGATCTATACGCCGGCGGTTTCTTACATGCCTCATCTGTCGGATTTATCCCGACTGAGTTTGATAAGCAAAAAGACGGATCGACTGATTACTATACAATCAAGTCAGCTGAGCTCCTTGAGGTTTCAGCGGTATCAGTCCCAGCTAATGCGGCGGCTACTCTCGCTAAAGGTATCGGAGTCGAGATGGATGATTTCCGTAAGGTTGTCAAAGTGATTGACGAGGACGATGAGACTGAGGATGAAATCGAAACTCCAGACGAGGAGGAGACTGATGTCGATCCAGAGGATGAGGACGAGGTTGAGACTCCAGAGGATAAGGACGAGACAGTCGAGCCGGATCCAGAGGAGGTTGTCGATGAGGCTCCAGTACCTAAAGGTAATCCAGCTCCCAGTCGTAAATCTCTTTATGCTAAAGCTATCCACAAATTAAACGGACGACAAGAGATGGAATTAAAGATCGCACGTGATACAATCGAGAAAATGCTCAAGGGAGAAAGTACCGAGGTCAAGCGAGATTTTAACTCGATTATCCGGAGACTCCTCAAAGCTAAAAAGTAATACTCCCAGTCGATCCCTCTTACGAGCTACGGACTCAAAACGATTTATCCGATTTAATCATAATTATTATGACTAAGTTTCTAAAGTTTTTGAAATCCTTGACTGAGCGTGGTTACGCTACTGAGGTAGAAAAAGCGAAAGCTGTTGAGATGCTAAAAGCTCTCGATGGCGAAGATCAAGCTGAGGTCGCTGAGGCGGCTGAGGCGGTTGCTGACTTACCGGAAACGGCTGAGGAGGCTGAGGCTCAAGCGGACGAGGATGATGCTGACGGTGATGCCGTCGAGAAAGGTATCAAGGCTCTGTTTGCTCGAGAAGGAAAGCGGCTAGAAAAATCTCTTAAGGGAGATCTAGCGACTTACATGGCTGAGCAAAAAGAGCTCATGGCTAGTAAGGCTGGTGCGTACCATCCGGACGTACAAGCGAAACGTAAAGAGCTTAACAGCACTTTGCGTAAGACTGTCTCTGGTATCGTAGCCGGTGACTTGTCTCTTATCAAAGAGATGACGTCTGACGATACGGGATCTCCGTACGCTGGTTACACTGTTGACTCTGAGCTTTCAGCTGAGATCCGACACTTGATGACTGAGTACGGTGTTGCTCGACGTGAGATGGAAAGTGTCCAACTTACTAAAGGCTCATACAAAGTAAACGATCTCGTCACTGACGTAACTGTTTACTGGGTAGACGAGGGAGCGGTTGTTAACTCAACTCAAGCTGTACTCGGTCAAGAAACGCTAACTCTTAAGAAATTGGGAGCGATCGTGACTATGACGTCTGAGCTGTTGGAGGATACTGAAATCGATCTTATCTCATTTATGGCGTCACGTGTCGCTGAGGGATTCGCTCGAGCTGAGGACCAGGCTTTCTTTACAGGAACTGGATCAGCGGCGTTTGGTGGTTTCACTGGACTCCTTTCAGCGTCTGGAGTTAATGAGGTTACTCTAGCTGGTACTACTTTTGCGAGTATGAAAGCTGAGGACTTGATTGACATGGTAGACAAAACTCCATCTGGAGCTTTGGGTAATGCTAAGTATTACCTCCATCGTACTATTATGTCTGTTGTGCGTAAGCTCCGAGAGGATGCTGTCACGGCGGCTGATGGTGCTGGAGCTTTCATTTATCAAGCTCCGTCTCAGTCTGGACCGGCTACAATCTGGGGATACCCGACTGTACTGGTTGAGGCTATGCCTGGTATCGCTGATACCGCTGTCGATACATCGTTTGTATTGTTTGGAGATCTCCGAAAGGCTTGTATCTTTGGGTACAAGGGAGCTCTTAAGGTCAAGCGATTCGATGCCGGTGAGGTGCGGAACGTGGCTGACAATGCTGATATCAACTTGCTTACAACTGATCGAGAGGCGATCCGATGGACTCAGCGAGTGGGATACATTACTGTCATCCCGTCAGCGGTTACTAAGCTGACAACAGCGGCGTCTTAATCCTAAGACTCTGATGTAATAAAAGTCCTCGGTGTGGGAACCGGGGGCTTTTATTGTGTCTGAGTGTGATATCATACAGTTATGATTTTCCAAGAGAAAAAAGTCGAGGAGGGATGGGAGTATAAGATCAATGACGTCTTTGGAGTGATGGAGTTTTACTCTGATGAGAAAATTATCGTCGATGTCCTGGATGATATGGTATTATTATTACTAAGACAGAACTTGTCAGCTCTCGTCGTAAAAGGCGAGGTCAAAACTGAGCAAGGGATAGTCCGGTACACTTTCACAAAGGAACCTCAGTGGGGAGAAGTCTCTCCAGAGGAGGAGGCTGAGTGGGATGATCCAGAGGATCGAGATATATGCGAAAATACACCTACATCGACAGACGAACCGGAGAGCGAGTTTACTCGGATCTCCCTTTACGTCCGTCGTATTTTCAAAAAGTTACGGAAATCCGTGGCGGTCCTCCGGGACATATGGAGAAATCCCCAGTAATTAATAAAAAAAATGTCTGATTGTTTACAAATATATATAGATAAAACCTCGCCATATACTGATAAAGTAACTCCATATACTGATCAAGTAACTCCTTATACTCCGATTTGCTTTACTGTGGATTTCTTATTTATGGATAATAGTGACATGCTATTTATGGATAATAGTGACTTTAGTTTTATGCTATAATTTTTGTATGAGTAATTTAATTGATAAAATCCCCACTCCTTTAATTACTATCGACGGAACAGAGCAAGTATACGCTGTTAAAAATTTGTCAACAGACGTAAGATTTCCGGTCCAGCTAATAGCTGATTTAATAACAATAAATACAGCCAGAATCGAAGACGATGCCGTCACTGACGCCAAAGTAAGTGCGGCAATTCGTCTATCTTTAGGAAAGGCAGACTCAGCTCAACAACCTCCAAGTGAAGGTGCATTTGTAAACGGTGACAAGACAAAGCTAGACACTTACAGCGAAGCTAATCAGACAACTAACAACGCCAAGGTTACCTACCCAAGTGCAGACGCTACCAAAGTTGGTCACATTACAGTCACCCAGGCAGTCAACCTCGACACGATGGAGAGTGATATTGCTGCCCTTGTAAACGGGATGGTGTACAAAGGTGATTGGGATGCTTCAGCAGGAACATTCCCAGGCAGCGGTTCAGCTCAAATTGGTTGGTTTTACAACGTGTCTGTAGCCGGAACAGTAGACAGCATAGCTTTTGCTGTTGGTGACAGTATTATTGCTAAAGTAGATGATGCTTCAACTAGCACTTACGCTGCCAACTGGGTAAAGAAAGACCAGACTGACGCAGTACAATCTGTGGTTGGTCTTTTGGGCACAATTACAAAGTCAGCATTACTTGCTGCATTGAACGTGGTTGACGGAGCCACAGCCAACAGCACTAACGCAACTCTTCTTGCTCGTGCCAACCACACAGGCACACAACTAGCTGCAACCATCTCAGACTTTGTAGCTACCGTAAGAGCTACTGTACTAACTGGACTCTCTACTGCTACCAGCACCGCTGTAGTAGCGGCTGATACTATTCTAGTGGCGATTGGTAAGCTACAGGCTCAGGTGTCGCTTAAAGTTACTGGCCCAGCCTCAGCCGTAAACAATAACTTCGCCGCATTTGATACGACTACAGGCAAACTAATTAAAGACAGTAGCAGTAAGGCTAGTGACTTCGCAACCGCAGCCCAAGGAACTACAGCAGACAACGCATTACCTAAAGCAGGAGGCACAATGACAGGTAACATTGCTCTTAATGGTAACTACCTCTCAGGAGATGGTGGTGACGAAGGTGTGTTTGTGGCAGCCAACGGCAACGTCGGCATCGGGGCGAATAATCCTGGTGGAAAATTAGATATTAGAACTAGTGGTATTGGATTAAAATTAACAGATTCTGGTGGTAATGCTTATATAGAAAATAGCGACACTTGGGGGCTAAAATGGAAATTTGCTAGGGAGTCAGCAAACGCAGAAATGAATCAAGCGAATACTGCTTGGCAATTTAATATTAACCAGACTGGTGGAGGCCTAACAAAGTTCAGATTCAATAATAATAAAACAACTTCAGGTGGTGTTGCGGGTGCAATTATGGATTTGAATATCGATAGGAGCGCAGCATTTTATGGCAACGTCGGCATCGGGACGACGGCTCCCGACACCAAACTCCAAGTAGCAGGGGCTATCACACAACAACCACTATCCTCTGACCCAGCAGACCCAGACGCAGGGAACAGTGTACAGTGGGTGAGTTCGGGAGTTGGCTCTGGCGATGCAGGAGACATTATGCTTAAAGTGAATGTCGGAGGAACTACGAAAATAATCACGCTTATAGATTACTCAATAGCATAAAATATATGACAAACGAACAAGCAATTCAAATCCTTACCAACGTGACCGAGAGTATCTCACTGAGCTACAAAGACCACGTAACGGTAAAGCAAGCACTAGAGGCACTGACGGTAGCAGAAGAAGTTATCACACCTAATAAATAATTATGTCAACATTAACAATTGAACTACGAACAGGACGAACCGAAGAAGCTATCCATCTTGATACTGCACTAGCATCAGGCTACAAAGCTAAAGTAGATTCTGTCACAAAAAAAACAGCTACTGATATTGCAGATGACTGGGCAGTTGCAGGAGCAACCGATGTAAAGAAATTCACACACGAGGACGGAACTGTAGATGTAACCTACACTCTGACTACTGAGATTGATAACCCCATATCAGCAATCGACCACGGAAAAGCTGTGGTGCGGAAACGGTTTGCAGAACTTGACGCTCAGCTAGAAGCGGATACCACCAAACTAAGGGCAGAAGCTGGCTGGAAAGAATAATATGACAAAGGTATTATTGGACACAGATAAAGCAGCAGTAATCTAACGTGACCCCACTAATCCCATCAGGTAGACACTGGATAACGACACAAGACCAACCGTTTACTCTATCTGACGGGACGGTTCTTGTTGTACCTAAAGGCTTTGTCTTTGACGGGCACAGCCTAGGAGTAGTCCTTAGCGGCTTTCTCAACGCCTACAGCTACGACATGTACGCTGCTTTGCTTCATGATTTTACGTATAGATACAATATCGGCACTCGTAAGGACGCAGATGATGAGTATCTACGCCACATGGAGATGTACGGAGCTAACTTGATACGCCGCTACACGTTTTACACAGTTGTGCGCCTTGTTAGTTGGTTGTTTTGGTGATGTGCTACAATAAATTCATATGTCAGCTAAAGGATACACAAATAAAACAAATATAGAAAACTTTGGACTTATCGATATTAATGCCACTTTCGCTAGTTCTCAGTTAGACGCCTGGATTGAGGGTGTTGAGGATATTATTGATACTGAGACCGGGAGAAACTTTATAGCAGATAGTGAGGCTAGTGATCGGATGTTTAATGGTCAAGGTGACAGAGCTCTCGTAATCGATGACGCTATCGAGATCACACTTGTCGAGGTCGGACTTGATGACTTTGGAGGATCGTTTGTTACTGTCCCGGATACTGGTAGTAACCGATATT